GAACCTGTAAGAGTAACTATAGCTTCGCCATCTACAGCTACAGAAAGAGTACCCACTGTTCCTACCGCACCTTGTATAGTAGCAATTGCTTGGGCATTTACGCCAGCAACTGGTGCACCTGTTGTACCTAGTAAAGAAGCTGGTACTACGTTAGCTTCTGCATCTACTGCGACTGTTCCTAATGCAGATGTTGCTGCGCTTATCGCAGATATTGTGACAGGTAGTGGTTCGCCAAAAGTTAGTTGACCCCAAGTGCCTCGACCCCAACCATTTATGTTAGCCATTTAGAAACTAAGCTATTCTTATAATAGCTGTGCTTGCTGCTGCTGCAGGAAAAACAATTGTAAAGTCACCTGCTGTTGAAGTTTTATCTCCACCGAAATCAATTGTAGCTACGGATTTATCACCGTTAGTATCGTTATAAATCATACAACCTCTTGCAGTTACAGTGGCTGTACCAAAAGTTAAGTCTGCAAAGTCTGTAAACCCTGTAGTTCCAGCACTTGTTGGTTCTACTTTAGTTAAAGCGTTACCACCTGCTGTATAGTTAGTACCACTTACTTGGTTAGTTGTTGTAAAAGCTGTTGTTGCAGCACCCAGTGTTGCTGAACTTGTGTATAAAGCTAATTTAAAAGCGTTACCACCAGTAGAAAAATTATGCGTAGCTTGAAGAAGTTCTTTCTTAAAGCTAGTTGTTAATGTAGATGTAATCGCCATTATTTTAACTCCTTTAGTATGTTTGCTAAATCGTTGTCACCTTGAGCAATTAACATATTCCGCATTGTACAGCGTTCGCTATTGATTGCTTCTTTAATATAATAAAGTATTGTGGAATAAATAGCTAGTCTGTAGGCTTCTGCTTGTTGTTTTATGTGTGGTTCTGCATTTTCTGAAATACCACATATCCTAGCTGTACATTTTTCTGCCCAAAACTCAGGAGAATGCCCTTTATTATTTTCAGTAACGACCTGTATTAAACCTAAAATTGAGCTAGTGTTTTCTTCTATCATTAGTATCTTTTTGCCTCTGGAGGTGTATTAACTACAGAAACTATCTCTGCTTCAGCCCTATGTTTTTCTTGGAGCTGTTCTGTGTATTCTTTGTAACCCATTGTAAAAAATTCGTCTTTTTCTTCATCAATTAAAATTAAAAGAGGATCTTCTAAACGATGATACCCATAAAGTTTGTCTTGTATTGGTGTGTCCGTGTCCAACAAACCAGATCTAGGTGCAACACTTACGACCATATTGTTTTCTATACACTTAGCTAACCAAAACTCTACACAAGATCTGCCTGCTTCAGCAAAATGTAAATTACCCTTATATGTAAAATCTAACCCAAATAAATTCAATCTTCCAACTTTGTGGTATAAAGCAAAGGCTATCGCAAAAGGTACAGTATTATTAAAGTAAGAGCATCTTGTTGTTTCAACAACATCAAGTAGAGGGTACTCCACTAAACCTGGACATCTGTCATCTAGCTCACATGTGTATATTGGTCCATTATGTGTTTTCAATACTTTAGTCATTATTCCTGTTTGACTACCTGCAGCATCTGAATCTAAAAATCTAGAAGCAGGATCCATCATAAAAACTCTGTCACACTCCGTGATACCTGCCATAGCGTTTATACCCCAGACTTCATCAAACTCAACACTGTGTGATTTAGATAAATGAAAATCTAATTGACTTTCACCCATAGCAACAAGTGCTATACTCGCACCTTCTAACTTTTCTATACGACTCATGCTTGTGGTTCTCTTCTAATTTCTCCGTATCTGTATTGATCTCTTGTCGATTTTGCTTCACCAAGATTTTTTAATAACACTAAAGACTCTTGTAATTTTTGCTCATATATAGGTAAAGCCTCATAACTTTTTAAGTACATACATGCTTCGGATAGACAGCCATACAGCATAGCATTTATTGCATTTTTAGACAACCATGTTGTTGTTGTTCCTGATGTTGATGTTAAAGATGCTGGTCTATAAAAATAATGCAGCTCAAACTCAAAATTAGTGTTTGGTGTTGGTGCTAAAATAAATGTTGTCTCATCAAACTCTGCGTAATATTTTGGTGTTCCTGTAGTACTCGCAGAGGGTGTAAAGTCTCTTATGTAAGAAACTTGTTTTTGCAATAAATAGTTATAATTACCAGAAGAATCTATCAGGGCAAGGCTAAACGGTGATAAAAAATCTGTTGGCATTGTCAAATATGTGTTAGATGCTGTTGCGTTGCCTGTTACATTTTTTCTAAACAAATCTAATTGTACGCTTTTAAGTATTTTTTCTTCTGTTGCTTGTATAAAGTTTGGTATATTCGTAACCAAAGATGATTCACTGCTCTCAAGATAGTCTTGTATAGCTGTAGTTAATGTTGCATTAGTCCAACTCATGTTGTTAGTATACTAACCTCCCCTATTTCTGCTGTTGCTTTTCGTAGTGAAAAACTAGAACCTATAGTGTTGCTGTTGAGTGCGTTCATAATAGGTGAACTTATCCCTGCGCTATTTTTAGGATTAGATACCCTAACTATGCCCAAACTAATTGTAGATTTTACATCTGGTCTTGCGTTTAACAATGCTTGAGGATCTGCTGTTCTTGTGTTCCTTTCTAGTTGTGGGTGTTTTGGGTCATACATGTCTGGACCAACTAAAAGTCCATTCCATGTTTTTCGCATTGTATTTAACTTGTATCTAAAACCGCTTATGTCACATATACCATAAGCATTTTTACCACTTGCGTATGCCATTAGTAAGTAATCCTGGGTGTTAAGTGTATACTCGCCCTGTCCCTGTCTTCATCTGCTGCTCTTTTAAATGCTTCTTCATACTCAGCTTTTAATAATCCTGCTTTTTGCGGATTTCTTTTTAAGGCTATTTGAAATGCAAGTCCTGTTGTCATACAAGGTATAAACCTGCTTGGTACTTCTTGGTCTTGAGCAGATGCTGTAACATCGTCTATTCTTTGTATTCTGTAACTAATAAATTTATAGGTGGTTACATTGTCTGGTGTAGGGAATAAATTAAGTACAGGTGTTTCTTTCCTGTCTACAAAGTATTGTGATGGTCTTCCTGTAGCAGCTTTATCTGGGATTCCTAGGTACTCAGCTCTGCTTATTCGCTCAACAGAGATATCACTAAAAGTTGTACTAGATGCACTATCAAACACACGAACAACTGCCTCAAGAACATCTACATCATAAGCATTTAATGTATAAGAAGATGTCCCTGAAGTTAAGTCTAAAGATACTTGTTCGACTGTCCACAAATTTATACCTCTGTTTGCCCAATCAGCAAACATAATATTAAGTGAACGTCTTGCTGTGGCAGCATCATAACCTGTTCTTAGCTCAAGTCCTGCTAACTCGTATGCTTCTTCTATTACCTCAGCTGTGTCAAGACTAAATGTTTTAGTACCAGAATTAGCCACGTTTTACTCCTTCCAACGTTTGAACGTTCGCGTTCCATAATCCCAAAATAAACCTTTATAACAGTTATGCATGAAATACAGTCATCTCTAAAAATGTTGATACTGTGTACTGTAAATAAATACCAGAACTAAATTTAGTTCCCTCATCTGGAAAACTAAGATCTCTAGTCGCAGTAGCAGAAGCTACTGAACCTAGTTTCATAACACTAGTGCCAGAAGGAGAAGTTGTTAGAAAATCTAAAAGACCTGCTGTTGCTGTGCTTGTAAAACTAACTCCTCTGATTCTTGCTGCGCTAACAGTAATAACATCCGCAGCTGATGCGTTAACACCAGCACTTACGTTACCAGCTGGATTACCAACTGCTGAGATACCAGATATTGTTTTAAAGTATTTAGTTCCAGTGGCAGTTCCAGCGTTTGCACCTGTAATAGATTCTGTTTGTGCATCACCATTAACATCAGTTCCTGTGACAGTAAAAGATTTAGATGAATCATCTCCAGCGGACAGGATAGTTACTATCCTGCCGTGGCTAAGAGAAACCGCACCACCAGAGGCTAACGCACCCCCTATTACAAGTGCTGCGTTATTACCTACTGATGCTGCTGCTGATATACCATCTGCATCTAATGCTACTGTGTCTGCAGTAATTTGTACTGTTTTTAAATTAACAAAAGAATTTCCCATGGTTTACTCCGTTTTTAACTCAAGTTCATCATAATTAGTGAGTATTC